AGGCAAGATGCCTAATATAGTAAGTTTTTATCACCCAGGTCTCAATGGTAAGATCTGGTTATGTCTTGGTGAGATGACCAAGAGGATGCGAGACCTACTCAACTACTTCAAAGGTTCAAGCATCTATAATTTATTATTACTAGCACTACGACGTATTCATTCCGTAGTGACAACTCTGCTAAACCGTGGCTGTTTAACCACTCAATCTCTTTTGAGTGCCATATTTGGAGCTGATCGATATTATGCGAAAAATCCGAAAACAGTTGTTAATAGCCCGCCGCCTTATATACCAAAGAATAAGGCCATTACCGCAACTCTCAATTCAGTAACTAATGGTCCACGCGATTTTTATCGCACTTTTTCCAAAACTAGTGAAATCGATATTTGTATACGAGTTGTGAAGAAATTCTGGCAACACTATTTGCCAGCTATTGATGAAAGTGACACTGAAGCCGCTGACATTTTGTCGCAAGTCGGCATTTCGTGTAGGAAAAATCCTAGCAACACCCTCCATCAGCACCCCGTTGGGCGTGCCGTTCGAGCTGTTTTAACAGCTCACGCATTTTCCAATTTTAACTACGTTAAGAATTCTGAAAATACCATCTGTTCATTGTATGGTTCTAATCGAGATTCCAGCATCTTTAACGCAGCTTTTAATTTCTCGAATATGCGTCATTTATTTCATTTATATATCTATGCACCTATACTCAATGGTGCTGATGGAGCTCATGTTGCCACTGATACAGTTAACACGTCCGTGATTAACCTTGTTACCCTCTCCCATATGCAGTTCCGCTTCGTCTTAGCCGTAGACGTTTTCCATATTGATTATAACCTTCAAACAGCTCTTGGATTAAACTCGAGTGTTTTCAATGCCCCTGCTATCCTCGCTTTTATGGTACGCTTTAAAGTACAACAGCTCGCCCTGGTTTTACCTCGTGTGTGCGGCGAAGGGTGTATATTAACTGATGTTGGTTACGTTGTTAAGATTAACAATCGTTACGAATATTGTCCAGACCGTGGTTCAAGCGTAATGATAGATAATCCCGACTTAACCTGGCTTGAGTCTTGTGAGTACGATCCCCATGATA